AGTCTCATCAGAGGGGAAAACAAACGCGCGTTTTTCCTTCCACGTTTGCAAATCCCGCGTAGGTCTCAAATACCCCATAGGCGTAGTAAGACAGACACTATAGGGAGTACATAGACAGTAAAGAACTTGAGTTTGTTTTTCATCGCAGTAGAACACTGTGCCTGAACGGTTCTTACAGGCAATCCCCACCTACCACATCTTTTACAGCAACTACTTGCCTTTTCCGGAGACGTAATTACATGATAGTAATTATGCCGTTCGTCTAAAAAAGGTGCGTTAATGCAGAACTCTAGCTCTGGAATTCCAGATAAAACACCCACACAAAAATACGGTAATAAAAGTTCCACACCAGAATCGTCTACTGATATACCTGATAAAACGTGGTTTGACAGTGCAGCTTGCAAAGGGAAAACCGAACTAATGTTCCCCAAACAACATAAGGACATTACCTATATTGCACAGGCAAGGGCTATCTGTAAGTCGTGCCCAGTGAAGCCCCAGTGCTTAGAGTACGCCTTGGAGTTCCCACCTGCCGATATGCATGGGGTATGGGCCGGCCTGACTAGCAGACAGTTGGCACAGGAACAGAGAAAGCGTAAGATAAAGCCAGTTAGACCAACACTGGCACAGATGTGGGGGGAACAATGATTGACTATCTAGTAGTAATCGGCGGATGCGTCGGGTTTCTTATCTTTGCATTCTGGATAAAGAACCACTAGGCGTAACTGTGAAGCTGATTGACACAGAGACCAGAGACTGGCTTAGCACGATAACCGACTTCCTGGCTATAGGGCTTATACCCAGCTTCTTCCACACTGTCTATATGGTGAACAAGCTAGTACGCAAGGTAAAGGGTTCGAATGGAGCCCCCGGACAGGATTGAACTGTCGACCTACCGCTTACAAGGCGGTTGCTCTACCACTGAGCTACAAGGGCGAAGGCCCCCGCCTGAATCAACCGTGCCTTCCCACATTTCTCCGTGCGATAAGCAATCCAGGCGAGGGCAAGGGGAAGTATATCTCGCCGGCTCCAAAACACAAGGGGCAAAAAAGTGCCGAAAAGCTTGGGGGTACGGGGGTAAAAAAAATTTTGGCGAGTTTTGTCGTTGGCAAAATACAAATTATCTTCTATCTCTAATTTCACTAAACTGATTGCGCGCGCAACTATTCGGCATGCAGCAGCGTTTGTGGCCGGCGATTCGGCTATTCAGAAGATGCGGAGATTGCAGGTCTCACAAAATTGCATGTCATTTAATTGCACAATTTTTTTGGTGCAATCTTTTTGACCGCATGGCTGCAGGATGTGTTCGCCTCTGATGTAGGCCAGCACTGTTTCATCGATTGATGGGATGGAGAATTGCGCCGAGCCTGGCGAGGGGATGCCTTTGTCTCTGCGGATGAAATCCCAGACGGCATACAGAATGACATCGTTTACTGATAAGCCCTTCTTGCGGGCATAGTCGATGATTTCGTTCTTCTGTCTACCCTTTAGACGGATGTTGAGGGTGACGAAGTTATCTACCCAGCGGGTCTTCTCTGCCTTACGCCCCATCGCGCTCAACCAGGGCCTGTATGTAGGCGGTGAGCGTCAGGTCAACGGCGGAGGATTGTTCTATGAGCTTCTCTTTGAACTCTTTGGTGACGCGCAGGGTCAAGGTGACCACTGGCTTCGTTGGCACGCTGACTGGACGTCCGGGGTTCCGCTTCATCATGCCAGCGAATTTACTGCAATATGAAAGCCCTCATTGCAACTACCAGGCCAACTATCCAAAAAATCCTCAACAGGAATGGGGCCTTCGAATAGGCAATCTTGTAAATGGTTACAGTAGAAGCCACCAGCAATATGGCAAGTAGAAAGTTCCTCATTTATTTACCCTTCAATTGTTGTCTGATTTTTTTGGGGCCGGCGGAACGGCGTACTTTTCTGCCTCTATCTCATTGACTATACGTTCGTATGTCTTGCAGAAAGCTTCTCTATCTGAATTGGTGTGCATGGCATATGCCGGCTCCCCAATCTGCTTCACAGTTAATTTGAGTGCATCTGATACGGGTATCGATGGAGGCATACCGGAATGCACCTCTTTTGAAAGGGTAATCCATTTACCCCAAGCAACAAGGGGTTCATCGAATTGGGGCATTTTTGTACGGGCATCAATTGTGGCACGTCTGATGATTCCGGGTCGCGGCATGAACTCTGCCCAGACTGCCATCTTCAGAAACGCGGCTTTTGTCTCTTCGTATCCCAGGTCGTGCAGTAGCTCCCACCAGGCGGTGTAGAGATTCTTTATATCCTCATCCCGCTGAGGGAGCTCTTTGGCGTAACTGGCGTGCACCTGGTCTACTAGAGATATCAGCTCTTCTTTGGTCATGAGTCGAGCCACTTCTGTTTGGCTGAGCTGGATTTGGTCTTATCGAGCTCATCATGAAAGCGCTCTACATGTTCTGCATCTCTAAAGATGAGCGTAATGTCGTTGTAGGCAGTCTTGCGATTGTTCTGGCCCATATGGAACGGGGAGGCCTTGCAGCCGTCGATTGCGTCTCTGGCTCCATCTAGGCCGTATACAGCAATTGCCCAGCCGATGTCACGTGCGCGCTTGGTGTCCATTACTGCGCGCTTCTTGCCCATGACCTCTTTCCAGTAGTCGAATACTTCCTGTACGAGAGTCATAGAGACAGTCTTTGATAGTTCTGTCTTTGACTTGTTGTGGGCGTTCTGACCCCGCCCCTTTGGTGTAGTAGTCATCTGTGGCATTCTATCCCCGTTCTTCCGCCAGCGTCAATCAGATATTGTATTTGGATTGAGTCCAAAGTTTGAATTTATCCATTTTGAATTTTGAACAGACTTCACCTTAAACCCCTGTTAGAAACTTAATTCTCTTACTTAACTTGATGAGTAATTCTTGGAAAAGAATCTGTCTCATCTACAGAAGAGAATACAAAGCAGAAGAAGTAAAGAACTTACTTTGGAGGGGGGTCTGGGGGGAACCTTTGCAAATACTTTTGCATTTGGGCATGCCAGAACCCACCAGGATTTGGTGGTCGTTTTTTTCTAGGTGGTGGGTGTATGCCTACACCGAATGAATCATTCTCTCGCTCTATTGAGCTCGATGAGGAAACACTATAGCGACTCTTCCACCACCGTCAACTACCTCCCGTAAGATTTTTTTGCCGGCGACGGATTTTGTTACAGTATTAGAACTATTTACACCATTCACGTGTTACATGTGTGGTATTTTAGCGGGGCTCCGATACGAAGTTCCCCCTTTCGCTTCGTAGAGGGGCAGGGTGCCGGGTTGAGCTTGGGATGGGTTGGTAGGTGGCCATCCTAAGCTCCCCGGACCCGCTTTCTCAGTAGCCCTTCAGCCTGAGCCAGACAGCTACTGCAGCGGTACGTAGTTTATTGAAAATCTTCGTCATGTTCATGCCGGCAAACATAGCCCAGCTTCGCCGGCCACAGACTTATCTACTTGTCCCACTCGTCGAACATGGGCCAGAAATCCATATTGGCCGGCCGGTTGCGCGGCGGATTCTTTCTTTTTTTCGACATCTCGTCTCGAGCTAGCCGGGCCAAGGTCTCATTGTCCGGTTTATAACTAGTCGGATGCCGGTCCATTGCCTGCTTTTTTTGCTTTTCTCGTTCTTCCTTATGTGCACTCTCATGAAGTTCGATGTAGTCATAGATTTCATCCATAAATCCATCACTGTATTTCTTCTCTTCTTCGAGAGCTGCCCAGTAACGACGTCTGGTTTTCCAGGCCTCGATTGTTTTCGAATCCCAAAACCAAAGTACGTAAGCTAGCGCGTGCAGCGCCAGTACAAAAATTTCCCACTTTTTCATCATTCCCCCTTGAGGTCTTCTTCGCCGGCCACAGCCTGCTCGATTTTTTTCATTTTTTGCTCGTGCTGCCAGATGAGCTCGTCAGCTACTCCGTCGTAATAACGTTCGAGATGCTCAAGCATTTCGAGGTCAGGGTCTGGCCTGTAGTCGAAGTCATATGGGTCTGGCATGTTTTGAGCCTTTCTGGTTAGATTTATCTAGAAGCTGGCTGCCTGGGCGGCAAGGGCGGCTGCCCCAATTTGTCCCTTTTGCTCAAAGCTCTCGGCGTCATAGATGGCGCCGCAGCCCATGCATAGATAGAGATGTCCATCCCATGGCCCATGAATGTCGGGTTCCACTAGGGTGCCGTCTTCAAGGCACGCGTAGAAACCATTGATGTGGGGTTCGTTGCCGCAGTGACAAACGAGCCAGTGTTTACTTGACTTTAAATAGTCGAGTGTCATTGACCAATCCTTTAGTAGTTAATTGAGGTCTTATTTTATTTGATGCCGGCGAAAAAATCAAATAGGCCAAATAGTGACCGGTTCACATCCGCCGTCGAAGTAATCCTTGAGTGCTTCGTCCTGGCCGCAGGAGGAACAAATTTCCGTTTTATTGTCGGCCCTGGAGAGAGCTCCGACGTACATCCCCCATTGTTCGTTATTTGGAATCAAATTTGTTGCACAACGCGGGCACGTCTTCTTAATACGTTCAGTAATCACGATTTTCTCATTTCTAGTAATGGCCTATTAGGTTGGCCTAACCTTTGTGGCTTTCCACCACCGTCAATCACTTCCTTGAGTCATTGATTAGCGGTAGGAGGAACCAGCCCCTCTCCCACATCATACCGATGGCGGAGTACCCAATGATGTCTAGGTACGTGTCGGTAACACTTTCGTTAGCCGACTCCCCGCCACGGAAGAGGTGAAGATTTTTCAGTCTGGCAATCTTGTCATGGCAGCGCACGAGTAGACCGTCCAGGCCAAACCGACTGATGTTCTCTGGACCGTAGTCAGTCTGCTTACGAATCAGGGTTTGTGTAATTTCTTCGCGGAGCATCCAGCTATCCAGGACGCCGGCCGATGCAGAATTTCCAAAATCTGGATGTTTTGCCATCTGGGCGTCGAGTGCATTCTTCATTAAATCGCTATTTTGAATGCCGGCAGCCGCAGCAATCGAGCCAAGAATTCGCCATTCTTCAACCCAGTACATCGAGTCACTTGAGAACCACTTCAGATTATTGAGCATTCCCTCGAACTGAATGTCCAGGAGGTGGAGGCCTTCGAGAATATTGTTCAGTTTTTCATCAATACTGTCGACGCCGGCTGAGCTCACAATTCGTCGATTTTCTTCAGAATTTGAAAACGTGGAGACGTGGCCCAAAACCTTATCTACCGAGTCAAAAATCTGACAAACCACAATCTTGGCAGCATCCTGCCAGCGGTCTGGCTGCTGTGGGTTTATGTCTTCCACCACCGTCAACATCTTATCTACCTGTCCCCCATCGGGAAGTCGTCCCATTTCTCGGGCGGATTAATCGCTAGCTCCATCTTAACCATCTCGGCCATCTTCTCCAACTCAGCCACCCACAGGTCTTCGCCCTGCGGTTGGAGCCCCGCTCTCTCTTCATCAAGAAACTCCTGAATATCAATTTGCTTCAAGGATTCAATAATGAAGTCGCGAGAAAATGCTGCGATAATAGAATTCTCGCCACCCCCGCGCATGAGCACTGGGCCCGGCTTATCATCCAGGGCAGAGGCTGGGACGTGAATGCCGGTCACGACGTACGGTCCATCGGTGTACAGAAAAACAATATTGCTTTCCCCGCTATCAATGTCCTTGAGTTGACTCTTCACTTCATGCACAACTTCCGCAGGCAAACCAGAGGCGTCCAGCATCTGGGTGAATTCCGTCTTTTCTGTACTGATTCGACGATTGATTGGGTCCTGGTCTTTGCTCATTTTGTCTCTTTTTCTGTTGTAGGTCTCGAGTAGCTCTACGTGAGCTCGATGGTAGATGTGTCAAATTTTTGATTTTTTAAACATGCCGCAGCCGGCCGGTCACTTCCGCCCGATAATGCCGAAGTTGAAAAATGGACTAGATGGCTCATCGCGAGATTGTCCAAATTTTGGAAATCCACGCGGCCCCTGCGGCTCGTCCGCCTCAAGCTCATCTGGTGAAAAAAGTCCACTTTCATGAACTGTTTCGCTGGCCATGAAGATTGCCCCCCAGTAGCGCACGCCAAGTTCGAAGTCTTCTTCGCTGTCATGAGTGATTCGAATCTTTTCATAATTCTCGTGACTAGTTTCGATGGTGATGTCGATGTGGTAGACGTTCCCGTCATTGAACGGCGAAAAGTCCATAATTCTTCCAGCTTTCATATGGTTGCCTCCTCTTTGATTTCTTTGTTTTTAAAGACCATGAATCCAGGGATAGCGCTGTGACCCCAATACCTTGGGTCACAAAAAGCAGGTCCCGTAACCCATGGGTGTGAAAACCTTTCGACAGCATTAATGTCCTGGTCCTCAAGGATTTCTGTCATCTCTTTCACGGCAGCGGACATAGCCTCTTCTGGAGATTCTGCTATGACGCTTATGCCGACCAAGACCTGGACGGTGTATTGATGTTTACTCATTTGGTTCCCCTTGGTTTAGTACTCGCAGCGCTGCCCGCCACAGCTTCCATAGTTCTTACAGAAACTCTGGTAATTGATGCAGTCTGGATTACGCGTGTCCTGCTTCTGGCTACGTGCGCGTTTGCGCTCAGCTTTGGCGCCACGTGACTTGCCGAACTTGTATGTAACAACAGTTCCTAATAGTCCCATGGCACTACCTTATCCACCACCGCAGATAATTGCAACCTACAAATTAATCACTCCAGTAAATTCAAAATCAAAAGGTTTAGTGACAAGCGAACATGTGTTCGTCTAGTATTCCTAGTATGGACAACACCACAAAATTCAACATTTATATACAGGCTCTCGAGCAGTACATCGCCCGAGAAGGTAATTCGAAAATCCCGGCAACTTATGTCGAAAAAATCGAAAATTCTGACATCTCACTGGGAGCTTGGGTTGGTTACATCCGTCAGAGATACCGCAAGCAAATTCTTTCTGATTCTCGCATCTCACGCCTGGAACAGATTTCAGGTTGGCAGTGGGGTCCGTTCCAGCCAGGGCCGGCAACTGATGCTTCAAGAAATGAAACAATTCGCAATATGCGTGCCGCCGGAAAATCACTCAGAGAAATTGCGGATGAGTTTGATTTGTCTCGGCAGCGAGTTCACCAAATTATCAAGAAACTAAACATCGCCTAGTACGTGGTCTTCCACCACCGTCAATTGGTTACCCGTAAGGAGACATCATGCCGTCAAGAAAACCACATTATGGAAATGCCTTCGGGAGTTTCCCCCGTGCGATAACTGACCCGAAATCTACCGGGGCTCCAACCCGAGGGAAGGTGCAAAAGCACAGCGGGGCTCCAGTCGGAGCGCAGGCATTTGTCGGCTTTCTGTTTATCGTCGTGGTGAACTCGGCGGTGCTGTGGACTGGCGCACGGATTCTGCGCTCTGCCGAGGTGGTGTCTTGGAGTCTGTCTCTCGTGGAAGTCGTGAGCCTTGCGATTCTGTGGGTCGTGTGGCGAGCGATAGACCGAGCCACACATCGGCACTGACGAGCCATGAGAGCCTGTCTCTCGTAGCCTGCCAGCGAGCCTCTGTGAGTGTCTGTGGAGCCGTGTGCCGGTCATCCCACACACAGAGCGTGTAGGTCACAAGAACGCATGTCAGAGCCATGACGGATAGAGCCAGTAGTAGGTAGATAAGTGCCATGAGTGTCCCTCTCACTCGTTCTCTGCGTAATCGTCATCAAGGTTCATGTAGTCGCCCAACACTGCCAGTAAGTCATACTCGCCCATAGTGAGCGTGTCGTAATCCTTGACTGACTTCTCAATGCTGTATCTGCTTTCCGTGATTTCTGCGAGCATGCCCGAGTAGTAGCGAACGAGTTTGGAAATCGTTTCACAGAGTTCATCAAGCAGTTCTTCTTCTCGTTCTTCTTTGGTAGTTGCTTGCGTGTTCATTTCTAATACCTCTTTTTTTGACTCTATCGTTTATGTTCTGACTTATCTACCTGCATTGCCTGTGTCTCGTGTGTGGTACTAGGTAGATAAGTTGATTTTTTCGCTCGCCGTTGCCAGCCCCCCGATGGGCTTTCCTGAAAAGGAGCAACACAGTCAGCCCACCGAGGGGCGAGCATGGTACAGGTAGATAAGTCCACCTGTCACGCCGAGAGCAGTGGGGCTTGCGCCCCACCACTCCTAGCGAGGCTTCTAGGTCAGTGACCTGCCCATGTGCTTGCGGTAAGTGTCTTGGAACATGTACGCCCACACCGAGCGAGCCTGACCACCAGTGCGCAGTTTGCGCAGTTGCTCAATGGCTTCCTCAACATGGGGAACCACGATGTAGCCGTGCTTCTGTGCGTACTCAATGCACTGCATGGAAAGGATTTCAGAGAAAGAGTCTCTGTGTCCACACACTCCACCGTCTGTGACCCACACAAGCGGAGCGTTCTTGCCTTGACGGTTCTCAACGCCCCAAACTATTGCAGGGTAGTCCACGCCGTTTCCGTGTCCATAGTCAATGTATTCCACATTCTCAACCATGCGACCCTTGTCAGCGATGACCCACATGTTCGGTGCGGTGTCACTGTTCTTGTCGGAATAGATAGCCACCGTTGCGCCCTTTGCGTTATCCACGATTTCCACGATTTGTTGTGTCGTGAAAGACATGGAACCGCTTGCGTCAATAATGACCATTCCACCCGAGCCACGGATGTTCTTGTCAAACACACGCTTTGCAGGGTCGGTCATGTATCGGTGCAGTCTGCGAGGACGGCGACCCATGTTGGTCGCAATGCGCTTCTTGCCGATGTTGCCAACATGCAAGCGAGGCATTGGCTCACGACTCACACGGAGTTCCGACCACTTAGGAGCAGAGCCGTGGTATTCGGTCGGCTTCATGTCCTTGTGCGGATTTCCATTGCGGTCGCCTTCACCGTCAGGCTCGCCTTCATTGCTTGGAGACTTATCTACCGACTCATCGGCTTCCTCTCCCTTGCCCTCGCTCTTGTCAGAGCCAGCCTTGCTCTTGCCTTTGTCACCCTTGCGCTCTTTCGGCGGTGGGAACGAGGCGATTCTGTCCACCCACTCTGCGATTCGCTCAGTGTGTGAGAATCCATGCGGTGCAAGTCCACCGTCACGCTCAACGCCAGTAGAAGCGAGCGTACCTGTGCGGTGCGCTTTCTTCATTTCTCGCATTGCTCGCTTGCCAATGTCCAGCAGAGCGTCACCCCATGCTCGGTTGTGCCTACGGATTCCAGTCAGGAACTTCTTGTGACCAGCAGTGCCAGCAGTAGCGAAGCAGGTAGCAACCGCACCTGCCCAGTCATTTGCTTGCGCAAGCCGTTCACCTGCTTCCATTTCACTTCCGTCAGCGAGTTCCGTCTTGATAGGGAAGCCAACATTTTCAGCGAGGTAGTTCATGCGAAGTTCCTCAACTGCCACCATTGCAGGTGCAGAGGCAACGCCTCGGGCAACCCACTGCTCCATTTGTTCCTCGGTCGGAGACAACTTGGCATGCATAAGTTCATGCCCTCGGATAGCCCGAGCGAGTTCGGAGTCGGTCGCAGGTGCAAACATCACACGCTTGTCAATGCTCGTGCGAGGCTCACCACGCACAGGTCGGCAGTTCTCAACTGTCCAACGCTCATGGGCAACATCGTGTCGCCCGAGCAGGTTCGGTTCGGGCTTGTGCGCCCCCACCTCGGACTTATCTACCGAGGTGGGGAACGCCTTGCCCGACTTGCTTGGAGTCGGTGTGGTGGACATGTCAGCGAACCTTGTCCACTGCGAGAGCGTCAAGAATCTGCTTGGCACGGCGACCAAAGGTGAGTTCGCAAGCCCTCTCCATTCCGAGAGACTTCCGCAACTTGTCCAGTGCGAGGAACGCACGGAGCGAGATTCGGTCATCACCAGCGTCAGCCATGCGCACTGCGTATCCACGCAGGTCGGGAGACAGAGCCAGCAGAGCCGAGGGGTGAGGCTCGTTGATTCGGATTCGGATAGGGAAACGGTCAGCGAGAGCCGTGGGCAGTTCACCCATGTTCTCAATGTTCGTGGTCATAACGGCAGAGAAGCCGTTGAGAGGACGCAGGATTTCGCCAGTTTCGGGATGCTCGTAGGAAGCAGACTCGGGAGAGTCAAGCATTGCGAGCAGGGTAGCGAACACATCGCCACCAGCCTTATCTACCTCATCAACGATGAGGCGACCGCCCTTTGCTCCGTTGCCTTTCCACGCTTTGAGCGCAGAGCCGTCAAGCCACTGGAAGCCACCATTGTTGGACGGCATGAAACCGCCAGTGACATCCATGTTGGTCATGTCCTCGGTGCAGACGAGGCGGTATGCGCCAGCCTCGGTGTCTCCGAAATGCAGACCTGCGTAGGTCTTGCCGATTCCAGCAGGACCGAACAGGATGATTCGGTCAATGCCAGCGTTGAGTGCGTCCTCAACATCTTTCCAGCACTTGGGTAGTGCTTCGGTGGTGGTGTCCATTGTTTGCTCCTTTGTAAGCGGTTGGTAGGGACAGACACACCATACCATGCATGGTTCAGACTTAGTAACTCTTGACAGCCCGACTTATCTACCTACATAGAAGCCTTGCCAGCATTGGCTCTCCGACTTATCTACCTACATCAGCGCACACCTCTTATGTGGTGCGTTGCAGGTGGCATGTTGGCGCACGGATGATTCTCCGACTTTTCTAGCCGTCCCCCCATGCCTGCGCCCACCAGCCTGCGCTGGAGCCCCGCACCGCTCGGGCTTACAACGGGGCTCTTGTGGCCGGCGAGAGATTTATTGACTTTTTGACTTATCTACCTAGTCAGTCGCGTTCGTCTTTACTGACGCTCCACAGCCCGCGTTTCACCTTAACGAAAATCGGACTTTCTGAAACGTACTTCAGTGTTGTCTGGTACGAGAACCCAGACTGCTCGACCAGTTGCTCGGTTGTGAACTGTTCCCCTCGATGGCCTTGAGCCCACTTGTCAAAGTTTTCCCATTTATTTGCGCGCTTCTGTGGAGCTTCTTCCTTCTCACGCTTTGAGCTGTACTTGAGGCTGGAGTAACCGAGGTTGTCCAGCACATACTGTGCTGACTCCTCTGATACCGAGTAACTGCGTAATGCAGAGATAGGCGAGCCACTGCCACCATCTCGCTGCCAAATCTGAACAACGTACATCCCTCGCAAAATCTCGTTTATGCGAGTCACTTCTTCCTTTGGAACTGCGAACAAGTTCTTGTATTTCTTCTCGGCCTCACCCCACAGTTGTTCGTGGTGGATGTCAATGACCTCACTTGTTATCTGATTCATGTTTCCTTCCTCGGACTTATCTACGTGTCCACCCAGCATGGTAATGGAAAAATCAACTATTTGACAAATGCTAAGTTCCGCCAGGCAAGTCTTCCCCCACCGTCATTGCCTACCTTCCCTGGTTTTCCGCCGCAGCCGGCCGCAGGTATGTAAAAAAAACGAAAAATTGAACACGGTTTAAGCCCTAGGGCTCAATCCAGCCGGGGCTCCACACCGCATTGAGCGAGTTGGGGCATAAAAAAGCGAGAGCCACCATCCCCGTCAGATGGTGGCTCCCTACTAGGTAGATAAGAAGAAAGGAAATAAACACTTATCTACCAGTCCTTAGAGGAAGGTGAACTTGTCACCCGCCTCTGATACGAGTCCAAGGCTACTGCCATTATCCCATTTCACAAACACAGTGCCAATGTCATCTATGTGGTCAATGGTTCCCTCGTCACCAGCACGGAGCGTGGTGTATGGGTCGGCAGTGAAATCCAGTCTTATCCTTCGCCCGATGTAGTTGTCACGCATTTCCTTGATGACGGTCATTATGTGCTTCACTTGTCTGCTCCTTCCAGTTGTTCCTCTTGCAGTACGAGAATCCGCATGTCCAACAACATGTCCACCATTTCACTAGTAGAGATAATGTCCCTGCCTGAGCAGGACGCTATTGCGTTGTCCAACATCTTGATGAGTTCGGCGTTCACTTATTTACCTTCCTTTCTTGCTCGGGCAAGAAGGTCTTGGTACTCGGAAGTACGCAGAGCCATTTCCATGTATTGACAGATAGCGATGAGTGTGTCGGGGATTCGCCCAAACTCGCTGTCCTCTTTTAGTTCGCAGACCTCTGCCTTTGGTTCGGAGAACTGTGGGATTCCTTGGTCGTCGTACTTGTAGGGAGCAACGCTGTGCCACAACTTGTCTGCACCCCAGTTGATAGCGGTGATGACATGAGCCTCGCACACATCGGTAAATGGATTCTCCTGAAACTCCTTCTGCAAGTCGCCTCGGTTCATGTTCTTCATGTTCGCACGACCTTCTTCGGGGTCGGTGAATGAGCGTGTGTAGCCCTCAACAGCGAGGATGATGAAGTCAAACTTGGCAATGGGCATTGCCTTGACCACATCCTCAATGCAGTCCACTACATCCTCTTTGTGAATCAGAGGAATCATTGCAAGGTGGTAGGGCTTGCTCAGACCAACTTCCTGCTGGAACTCAACACAGGTGTCGTGTTCGGGGTTGGTTTCATTGCTCTCAACAGCGATGAGCATAATCGCAGGATTATCGGACATTGGCTCCGACTTGCACATCTCTATCTTGGCAAACTGTGAGCGAATAATCACATCCTCTACGAGAATCTGACCGTCCCTCTCAATGGCTTCTTTGGTGTTCACAGTGTTTCCTTTCTGTGGGTTGGTGGTAATGGAAGCATACCATGTATGGTTCAGACTTATCTACTGACTAATGGGGCTATCTCTCCCCAACGGTCAGCAATGTACTTCATCCAATAATGGAGTCAGTGGGGATTCCGAGTGCCTTGCCAAGAGCAACTAGCGTCTCAACGCTTGGCATGAAGTGACCGTTCTCAATGCGATTTACGGTCTTTCTGTCAATGCCAGCCCGAGAAGCAAGTTCTATCTGTGACCAGCCTGCGTTCTCACGCAGTTCCTTCACTCGCTTACTAATGGTTTCTTGTGTTTTTGTCATGGGGGTTTCTGTTTCTGTGGAGTTATCTACTGATTAGACGCTTGGAATGAAGGACTCCACATACCTTCCTTCCTTGCGTTGTCTGTCTGCCTTCCGCTTCCAAACGAGATACTCGTTCATTACGGTTTCAGCATCTGTGTACATCATGTCTGTGTTGTTGTTGCGCCAGTCGTTATGTGCTTCGTAATACTCATCCCACAGCATGGTTTCGTCTTTTTCTGTTGCTTCGTCATACAACTTCTGCAAATCTTCTGGCATGCGGTCAGTGTCAAGGCTTCCTTCCTCAACTGTTTCTCCGTTAGCGATTACTTCCCAACCGCAGAACTGATGACCTTCTTCATCATAAGAAAGCGAGAACACGAGATTCGGAAACTGCTCAGACACAGACTGAATCAACTTCGTTGCAGGTGACCATGCGCTCTCAAATCGCACATGAAGTGGATACGAGTTTTCATCGTCTACTTCCACATTGCATGCACCCCACTTTGTTCCCCACTTCTCTATTGCGTCTGCGTATCCGTCAAAGCCGTCTGACTCCGTGCTTGCGAACACCGAGAATGTGGTGGTCACATCGTTTCCATCTTTGTCCTTGTGTGTGCTGACTTTCTCAATGCTTCCCCTCGGGTCAAGAGGAACGAGTCTGTTCAGTTCATAGCACTGCTTCGGTTCACGCATTGCGCTGATGAGTTTCCGCAGTTCACGCTTATTGCCAGCGACCAACATGTTTGTGTAGCACCAGTTAGGCATGTCCAGTTCCTTTCGGGTTTAGTTCCATGCGATGTACCATACCAGCACAGGGACAAACTTATCTACCTGACTCATCCACCACCGTCATTTGGTTTTTGGAGACTTATCTACCTGTCCCCCCGTGCTCCTCGTCTTTCGGTTGGAGAAAGTTCGTAGTTAGATTTATCTAAATGTCCACCCACACGAGCGACCTTCGGTGTCACGGCGTGAGCCCCGGCGCTGGTCCGTGCATAGCGGGGCTCCAGCTGGAGTTATCAGATTTCAGGGAAAGTTGGTGGACTTATCTACTTAGATGGACTCAACAGGAGAAGCGTAGATAAGTTCCGAGTAGGCAATGCGCCAGCCCTCGTCACTACCTTGCCAAGCGATACGGATAATGTCACGCACTCCACTTAGGTATCGGAACACTGCATCATCGTCAATGCCAAAATCGTCTAGTTCATCACCCACAGGTGGAGCAGAGAAAGAGACATAGGCGTAAATGTGGTGGCTAGCCTTTTCTTCCCATTTCAGTGCAACATCAGCACCAACCAGTATGCGCCCCTGCGTTGCCGTGTGATACCAGTGTGTGAACATCACTGCGATAGTCCACGCACAACGACGCAAAAAGTTATCTACCCACATTGAGTCCCCCTTCCACGGTACGGAGCGTTGCGTCTGCAACGGCGAGAGCAAGTGTACGGGCATCAACGCCATGCTCATCAGAAATCCATGGAAATAGATGACCGTCTCGTATGTCATCCCACATGTTGCACATTGCTTCTACTGGCGTGACACCGAGAGTGTTGTATTCAGTCCATAGGAAGTCTGTGAGTTCGCCCACGCTCATCGGCTCACTCATTGCGCTACTTCTTCTACCTTGATAGTTGAGATACTGGTGAGGTTCTTGCGGAAGTCAAATGAGAACTTCATTGCCCAGTAATCCAGCATGACGCTCTGCGCTTCTTCGCAAGCCTCTTTGAGTTTCTTGGGAGAGATAGAGTCGTCAAAAATGATGTCCTCTGAAATCTCTGTACCACGGATTACGCCCGTAACTCTGTACTTTGCCACTTATCTACCTTCCTTCCGAATCCGTGCCAGTCTACTTCTAGACCAGCAACTCCTTGACCCAACCAAATCGCTCATCCACTCGCATCGCAGCCAAGCCAGCGTCAATGGCTCGCTGTGCGTTAGTGTCAATGGAAGCAACGACAGGCTGACGGTTGAGAACACTCTGAACATCCTTGGCAGTGAGAGCCAAGCCATCTCCAATAAAAGCGACCAGCAGTTCAGTGCTAGGTGCGAATCGGTTGGCGGTGTTGTGCAGGCTCATGTACTCGTTGCGCACGACACACACACGCTGAACCGTGTAAGCGGTCGGGTACTCCTGTGAGCAGTTGCGCCCGTTGTCAATGACCACGAAATCGTAGTCGGAAACATTGACAGATGAAATCTTTTCACTGTCACCGACACGCACCATGTCCAAGTTGGGGAACACGCCCTTGGCAACCTCTCCACGGGAACCAATGGGTAATGCAATATTGAGCCACGGATAAGTGTCGGGGGAGTAGCCCGAATCAACGAGCAGAGTAGAACGCCCCTTATTCGCAAGAATCAAAGCCAATGAGCAGGCGGTTGTGGTCACTCCCACTCCGCCCTTGTATGAATGAATGTCGTAAATCTGTGTCATGTTTTCCTCTCGGTAGGTGTTGCTAGTAACTGTACCACTAACGGTTCAGACTTATCTACCTATTCCTCGTCCTCGTCGTCCGACCAAAGTTCGTTTTCGTCCTCTGAATCGTCCTCAAACTCATCCTCGTCATCGCTGATGAACTGAACGGTCACGGATGAAACTCGTCCGTCCTCTGCGTATTCCACGAATACGGGATACAGGCCGTCTCCCCAGCCTGATGAGACACACACGCCAGCACCAGTGCCACCATGCTTGTAGAGCAACTGCCCACCACCCTGCTCACTGAGGGAAGCACCGCAGGCTCCGTTATACGAGTACGGGTGGGTCTCTCCCTCTGACGGCGCAAACTCCTCATCGCTGAGGAAGTCGCTGACATAGCACGGGTCGGTCAGGAGAATCTGTCCTGAATCCACTCCGCAGTATCCGATGAGTTTCCGTTCCATTTCTTATCTACCTTTCTTGGTGGGTGATGTGAACGACTGTACCACACACGGTTCAGACTTACAAAGCGAGTCATCCACCACCGTCATTGTGTTAGGGGGGTGTGTCAGAGTTATTTACCAGCCCCACCAAAAAAGCGAGAAATCTGAAACAGGCATGACTTATCTACTTGTCCCCCCACGCGCACGGGTTCACCGCCACCCGCAGGGAGCCCCGGCGGTCCACTGCATGTAGCGGGGCTCCAGCCGAACAGGTGGGTATGTGGCTCGGACTTATCTACCTACCTAGGCAGGGGGGCAGAGTGAGGGTAGATAAGTATGGGGGGCGCACTTATCTACCCTCTACCGCCAGTCAGTCGTCCAACCCTCTCAACTTGCCGCCTCGCACCTCGTAGTCGTGGAGAGCGTCAGCAATGTTCCTACGGTATTCGCCATTCCCGAAAGACCAGCCCTCGGGACGGTCGTAGGCGGTGAACACAGCGAACGGGTGGAGTGGGTTGTGGGGCAGGAGACACAGCACCACCCACACGGCGTAGGTGTCTATGTCAGAGGGGCGCAACAGCCAGCATGCGAGGACGGTGTAGGCGTAGTCACTTGATGTAGGCGTGACCACTTCGCCCACAGAGAGCAGGCGCATGGGATAGGTGTCGGTCGGGGACTTATCTACTGACATGGCTTACTTCCCTTCCAGCCAAGCGTCAAACTCGTCATCGGTCAGAGATACGACCTTCGGACTGGGGTCATCCATGATTCGGGCGACTTCCGCCTCTACGGTGGTGCGCACTCGCTCATCGTTCAGAATGAGTCCAGCGATGAGATGAAAACGCTCGCCCATGAACTCGGCAGGCACGTCGTAATCGTTTCCGTCGTACTCGCCACGCTCATTCAGATAGCCAACGACCACACAGTCACCCACGAGAGGACGACCGAACAGAACGCTCGCCACGAGATTCGGAGCAAGACCGATGAGCAGTCCCTCGTCGTGGACGTAGCCAGCGAGATTCTCGCCATTGGTCACGCAGTCAATCCAACCGCCAACCAGTGAGTTGATGGTCTGATAGGCGTTCTCCTCGGGGAGAGTGACGGGTGCGATTCCCCCGTCTGCCTTGATTAGTAGTGCTTGTGTCATGTGGATTCCTTTCTCCGTTGGTGACACCTGAACTGTACCACCACAGGTTCAGACTTACAAACCGAACTTATCTACTTGCTCCCCCATCCCAGCCTCGCCCTCTCGCGCGGTGGGAGCCCCGGGGTTCTGCCAACTGTGGCGGGGCTCCAGCTCGGCACGGCTCGCTGGCTGTGAGTGGGGTGGCAGGTAAGAAAGTCGCAGATTTCTGTGGTGGTTGCTTCTTATCTACATTCTCTCTACCGCCCTCGCTCACGCTCGGTTGCTCTCGGAGTAATAGGTAGATAAGTCGGGACAAAGAGAAGCCCCACCACTCTCCCCTAAGTAGGTAGATAAGTGGTGGGGTTCCCTTTGGGGGTCTGTCAGGCAGTCGCCTTCTTGGTGGACTTGACTGCCTTCGGCTTGTCTGCGCCCTTCGTGGGTCGCACCAGCACTCGCACAGAGTGAGAGATTTCCACGCAGGTACGAATGACCTTTGCGGAGATTTCGCCTCGCTCAACTGAGGAGTCCCACGCCTTCGTGTCCACCGTGGGCTTCGTGACCTTGCGGAACACGGCAGGAGAGACAGCCTCACGCAGTTTCTCCAAGTTCCACGAACGGCGTTCGGCGGGGGACAGTTTGACCGTCACCTCGTCAAGAGCCACTTCGTCAAGCCCGTGGCTTGCGAGCGTGTCCAGCAGGATTTGGCGAGCCTCGTCGTGGGCTTCCTCTGCCCTCTCTTTGAGGGTGAGAGCGTCAAGGTAGCCCTTGACTGCGTTGGTTACTTGCTTGTCCATTTCAGTATCCCTTTCGTGTTGAGTGGTGGACACCACCACTCTACACCACATAGTTCAGACTTCACAACTTCCCTTGACACTTATCTACCTAGTCAGGGACAGCCCACACGCCAGCGCACTTATCTACCTTCATTCGCCTCGCACATTTGCCAACTAAGATGACTTATCTATGCGCCCCCCCATTCCAGCCAGCCCTCTCCGCACGGCTGGAGCCCCGTTGTTTCGGCAGTTTGGTGCGGGGCTCCTGGCTCGGCTTGCCCGCAACCTCAGTACGGGGGGCAGGTAGAAAAGTGGAGATTTCATCACTCAACCAACTACGGCTATCTCGTCTAGCCATTCGCCTCGCAGAGATAGAAGCAGACCTCGGGTTCGTGGAAGCGCAGAACGCAGAGAACAGAGCAGTCCTCCGCAGAGCCACATTCCACTCGGTTTCAGAGTTATCTACCTCCCCTGAACCTCCCACTATCTAGGTAGATAAGTGTCCCCAGACAAGCGAAAGGGGGAGTGAGCAACCAACTGCCCACTCCCCCTTGCTTGGGGCGTTTCCCTTATAGAGAAAGGGAGGCTAGAGGTACTCCGCCACGCTCTTGAGTGTGGTTGCCGACACATACTCTTGGTCGGTCATTTCCAGCACTCGGATTGCTTGTTCCAAAGCCTCTCGGTCAGCCTTCCAGTTCCACTCCTTGTAGAGTTCGGGGGACTCGGGCTCGCTTCCGATAGTGGACTTCGGGAACTCAAAGGTCGCCTGAATGGTCACGACCTTTTCCTTGTTGTTGGGTCGCCAGCGAGAAGTGGTTGCCTCCGTGACCTTGCCCTTGCCAGCCTTGACAAGTTTCAGCAGGTTGGTGTTGTATGCCTCCACAGCCTTGTCATACTCGGCTTCCAACTTGTCGTTGTTGGCGAACCGCTTGGCTCGCTCGTCAAGTGCCTTCTTGAGTGCCTCCAAGAGAACACTCACCTTGACTTTCACCTGAAGTGATTTGGACATTTCCTTTTCTCCTTACCAACGGCATTTCTCGGTTGTGAACCGCTGGCACAGGCACAGTACCACATACGGGACAGACTTCATAACTCAACTTATCTACCTGCCTCCCCATTCCCAGCGCACAGCCATTCGCACGGCAGAGCCCCGTTGCTTCTGCGATTACGGCGGGGCTCCGGCACTCGGCGGTTCTAACTGCGAGCGTGGGTGGGCAAGTAAGAAAGTCGGGAAATAGAAACGCATTTAGTTGGCTCGGAGAGTTATCTACCTTTCTCATTTAGGTAGATAAGTCGGTAGATAAGTGAAAGCCCCTACCCACTAGGGGCAGGGGCTTCACTCGGGGGGTCTCGGTTAGAAGGCTCGCACCAGCAGGTTCTGAACTGCGTCAGCGAGTGAACCCGTTGCCTGTCCTTCATCCACGACTGGTTCAGTCGGCTCGTCTTGGAAGCGGAGAACGCTCACCACGCTCTCACGGCTGGCGAACACGGAGAGACGGACACGCCTCTTGGCAGGGTGTTCGCTCGGTGCGCCTTCGGCTTCGCCCTCGCTGTTGAGTGGCGCCGCCCAGCCTGTCGTGACAAGTGCTATGTAGTCGGACACCTGCGCCACCTTTACGGCAGTATCGCTGTCCAGCAGGTCGTACACATCCCGTTCGGCGGTAGCGAGCGTCAGGCTCACCTCTCCGTTCAGGTCAATGTTCACGGAGTAGAGGTGTGCGCTACCCATTTCGTAGCCCACCTCTGCGTCAATGATTTCTTCCGCTCTGGAAGCACTTTCGGTGAATGTTGCCATTTGGTTGTCCCTTTCTCGGTTGGTTGGTTGGACACCACGACAGTACCACATACGGTTCAGACTTAGCAAGGGTGGGACTTATCTACCTAGTCAGCGAGTGCGCTGGTGAGGTTCTTCCACCACCGTGAATGTCTTGGGGAGAGGTTGTCACGCCCTGCCTCACCGCACGGCTTGACGAACTCGGCAACTTGATGCGACTTATCTACTTGCCCACCCCTTCCTGCGCCTCACCGCCCCAGCACGGCGGAGCCCCGGCGGTGATGAGCGTCAGCGGGGCTCCTGCCCACCATCGGCGCACGGAGAGAAATGTCATCGGCTCGGCATTGGGTCGGACTTATCTACCCCCTCACAGAAAGGGGGAGAGAGAGGGTAGATAAGTGCCGAACGCCTACGCTACCGCTAGGGGTTGCGTGGCGAGTCTGTGGGGAGATGAATGGTCTGCCAAGTGTCTATGCCTGCCCCGTACATCGCTACCAGCGTGTCAATGACGGCGAGAACATCGCCAGTACAATGACGGCGAGCAATACCGTCTAGCGTGTCGCCACTCACTACCTCAACGCTACGCACGGCGCAGGAAAAGGTGGGAGGCTCTACCGCCTTGCGTACCGCCCACACTCCTGCCCACAGCAGGGCGAACACTATGGGCGTGAACACTACGAAACGGCGCACGGTGTACTTATCTACCCTCACGCCGTTGCCTCCTGAATAGCGATGCTCTCCCACGGGTGAGCCTTCTCAAAAATGGCAACATCGTTACCGTTCTCGTCTTTCGTAATGCGCCGAACTTCCAACCTGTCATCGTGAATGATGTACAGCCACTCGCACCACGCAAGTTCCTTGTCCTCATTGGTGAACCACGCCGAAGGGTCGTAAAGGCTCGTGTCCGTGTGTGCGTAGCCGTAGCCTGTCACGCAAGCGTGTGCTTCGTAAAGGCTCGGCTCTCCTGCCTCGCTCGGCTTGGCAAGTGGGTCAATGATAGACCACGAAGCGTGTTCATAGCAGAGCGTGTGTGCCACATTCACTCTGCCGTCTCGTGCTACAAGTTCGCCAAGAACTCCCACAATGCGTTGTGGGTAGTTGTCCCAATGGACATACCTGCCACGCCACCCGTTTCCGCCGTGTGTTGCGTGTGCCACTATTCCTCGTGTTGCCATTGCTTTCCCTTTCTCGTCAGTTGCTATGGACACCACCACAGTACCACGCAAGGTTCAGACTTACAAACCCAAACTTATCTACCTGTCACCCCACGCACGAGCCTCTGCCCTCGCACGGCGAGAGCCCCGATGTTCTTCCGTCTGTGGCGGGGCTCCAGCTCCTCGCTCACACTCACGCCGGCACGGGTGGACGCGTAGATAAGTCGGCAAAGTTCAGTCAAGTTCACGACGCTTGCAGGTTGGTTGTGTTCATACAGACGCATAGACCTATCTACCCTGCCGTTACTAGACAAGGTAGATAAGTCGTGCGGTTAGTTAGTTATTCGTCGTCGGACTCAAACACGGGGACAACAAGGCTTGCACTGCCAGTTGGAGCTTCGTGGTGCGAGAGAGAGAACTCAACTCGGTCAGAGAACACTCGGTAGCGGAGAATCCATTCTGAATCCACGGTGATTGCACGAACGAACTCGGAGACGGTGCGAGCCTGAAACACTCCACCAACTTCACGATTCCAAAGACGGATTCCCGAAACTCGGAAAGTGTCAGATTGTGAAAGAAAGTTGTTCAGACACTCGCCAAAGAAGTACAACTCATCTTCGTAGCAAGTACCGAAACACACGGGAGAATCCGTGAAGGTATCGGTTTCTTGGTCGTGCACGGTGCAGGTGCAAGTGTTGGTCAGTTCGCCATAGGCGACTGGCATCTCGGTGGTGGTCATTTCATTCCCTTTCTCGGTGGTGGACAAGCACAGCGTACCACGCAAGGGTCAGACTTATCTACCTTGTTAGTAGGGGTCGTAGTTGTCCCATTCATCTCGCCTACGCTCCAAGTAGCGTTCTTGGCAGTTGTCATACTCACCACAGGCGTAGAAGTCATCTTGTGACTTGTCAGGATTCTTCGTCAGCCATTCAGCTAAGTCTTCTTCCAGTCCGTCTTCGTCGTATTCTTCCAGCCAGCGTTCTTCTTGTGATGACAAGCACCCACGCTCACTACCTCTCAACAACCAAGTGTCGTAATCAAGTTGGAACTTCGGTCGCACAATAATCCCTCTCCGTTAGTAGCACAACACAACGCTAACACAGAGTGTTCAGACTTATCTACTCGCCCACCCACACACAGCACTCGCACCTCGCGTAGCGGGAGCCCCGGCGTGGCTCGCTCTGTGGCGGGGCTCCTGCCCAAGGCGGTGGCAGGTGTGTGAACGGGGAGACAGGTAAATAAGTCGTCATCCCACCACAAACTTTCTCGGATTTATTTTGACACTTACCCACGCAACGAACCTTCTAATAGATGTGAAACGCTACTACTTCTCACATTGTGGTTCTCTCCACCCCATTAGCCGTGACTTGGTGTTTGATGATGACGGTCAGCCCAAGTCGTACTATCCGCTAGTTGCCTGTCCCGTATGCCGAAAGATTTGCTGGCTCACACACGCATACGAGGCTGGCAATGATGATGAGTAGATAAGTACGGGCAGGGGCTTACCTACCTACATAGAACACGCCACATAGGTAGATAAGTCAGGCGATTACTCGCACTCGCACTCGCCCCATTCCTCGCCACAGTCGTCACAGAGTTCGTCAGGCTCACGCTCGTAAGGCTCGGAGTCGTAGTCAGGCTCGTCAGCGTAGTAGTCGGCGTACCTATCCTCTTGCGCCTTGATAATGGACGCTTCCTCGTTCCAATGCGAGTAGTCCCTAATGCTGGAATGACGCTCGTTAGCCATTGTTATCTACCTACCTTTCAGACCTTCTTGGCGCACACAGGACCAATGCCACGCTGGACGCTCTTGCTATCGGTTAGTTCCGCACCGCACACACAGCAAATGCCGTACAGCGCACCGACTTCTTCCGCTTCTTGGATAGTCAGTCGGTCATTGGCAGACAGACGCTTGATAGCACCGCCTTCATAAACCAAACGCTCGCTCTTGGTAGTTGCTTCTGGAACGAAACGCAATGCGTAGAGTGCCGTGCCTGCTTGGTTCCAACGCACACGGTAGATGTTTGCGCCGTTGCGGTACATACCAACCTCGGTAACAGGGTTGATGTCACCTCGTGCGTTCTCACGCTCACGCTGAATGTTGCGAAGCACGGCTTCTATCTGCTTGGTGGTCAGACTGCCCTTAGTGCGCCATTGGGTGAACAGGGACGCAAGGAATGAGTTGCGCTCGTGGTTCTCCTCTAAGTAGTCAATGGCTCGGTCAAAGTCATTAGTGGACATAGGTTCCCTTTCTCTTGGTGGACACTCACAGAGTATCACTAGTGGTACAGACTTATCTACCTAGTCACAGGCTCGGACTTATCTACCTAGTCAGTCACAGTCACCCCCTCGCCCCCGTCAAATCTCCGACTTTTCTACGCGTCCCCCCACACCCAGCACCTCCCTGCCCCGCAGGGCGGAGCCCCGCACAGTTCGGGCACGGGCCGGGGCTCCAGCTCGCTGGTGCTGGCTCGGCGTGGATGGGGTGGCAGGTAAATAAGTTTGAGAAAGTTCCAAGCAGATGTCCGATACGGGGACTTAGCGAACCTCAAAGTAAATGAGAGAGAGGAACAGACAAGAGATGGACGATTACGACAGATACGACCAAGAGTTGGCTACTTGTGCCGTGCTGTATGACGAGATAAACGAGAACTACATCTGTGGATACTGCCTAGACGACTTCTCGTTCTCGCAACTCCACGCCACCTACGGTGGGAACATCCTGCCGATACCCACATTCCGTTCACGCAAGACACGCAAGCACCTGTGTCACGAGATGTGCGGTATGTGTGGTCTACCAGCGTCACGAGCGTTCTCGTAGGGGGACAGGGCTTATCTACCCTCCCAGCCCGACGCTAAGAGGGTAGATAAGTGTCCAGCCTTGTCAGCAGATAGAGAAACCGCCAGAGTTCTCCAAGAACTCCACGAACGCACGGACATTCTCCGTGCTGAACGGATAGCCAGACTCCCACGACTCTCGTGTGCCTATCCCGTCACAAGCGTTACACCAGCCGTGTGTGCGACCAGTCAAAATCTGAACTTCTACGGACAACTCTTTGTCGTGTTGCCCCATCTCACGACCAATGTCATCAGTACGGATACCCGTGCCGTCACAGAGGTCGCACTTCTCACGGGGAAGGCTCGCCCTCCACTCGTTGTATTGACGCTCGTTCTCGGCGGTAGCACCCGTCTCCAACTCGTGGCGCAACTGCTTGGCGAGTTCCAGCGCACCAGACTCATCCAGCCCGTCACCGTCGTTGTAGTGACCAGACACGCCCTCGCAGAGTTCGGGAGCAACCGTCACGCAGTAGTCCCACAGGGGTCGCCACCACCACACATTGTTGCGGAAGTATTCGCCCGTCTCGTTGGTCGGCTTCTTGCCGTACACATCCATTCCCATTACTTTGCCCCTTTCACTTGGCTCGGTCTTGTGAGCGTACCACACACGGCACAGACTTATCTACCTATGCTGATACGGACTCGCTGATGTTGTAGTCACACTCATCCCAAGTCAGGGAGAGGTTGGCTGTCTTGGCAAGGCTGTCAATGTAGGCATTGACTATGCGCTCGGCGTGTTCCTCGCTGTCAGCCTCAAACTCATTCACTTCCAGAATGATGTTGGCAGAGAACTTCATTGGTCTAACTCCTTTGTAGTTGGTGTGTACGAAACATTACCAGTAAAGGTACAGACTTATCTACTCGCCCCCCGCACCACACGCCTAGCCACCGCAAGGCGGAGCCCCGCTGGTTGCCCGCTGTAGCCGGGGCTCTTGGCCCCTCGCCCGACTTATCTACCTGTCCTTGTGGGTAGATAAGTGGGCGGGTGCGCCTTGGGTCAGGCGGTGATTTCCTGCCAGCCGACCGACTCGCAACGGAACCGCTTGCCGTCGACCTCAACCTCGTCACCGACCGACAGGGCCGTGTGGGTGCGGTCCTCGGGCAGGACTGGCTCCAGCAGGTTCCAGAACTCACCTGTGTAGGTGTTGGTGTCGTGGAACACGAACTCGCAAACCGTGCGTTCGTTCACATCTGCGATGCTGGTCCACTTCACGGTGGTCTGGGTCGGCGTTCCGAAGGCCTTCCAAATCACCGTGATGGTGCGTGTGTCTGTGTCGAGCATTGCTCCCCTTTCTGGCGAGCCCTTCTCGCCTTCCCCTGAACTGTACCACGCACGGTTCAGACTTATTTACCTGCCTACCCGTTCCCTGGGTTCCCCTGGGGCTGGAGCCCCGTTGGTTCGTGCGATTGGTGCGGGGCTCCGCCCCCGGCGGGCGTGGGGTGGCGCTGGCTAGCTTGCTGGCACGGGATGGCAAGTAGATAAGTTTGAACCTTGAGTGGTACATTGATGTCAAGCCAAGAGAAAGGGAAACGAAATGGCAACACTGCAAGAAGCTCCGTACAAGCCAGAGGGTTGTACTTGCCCCCCCGATGTAAATATTTGGGGTAAAGATATTTGTGCGGTTTGTCGTGATTATCGTGATGCTTGTGACGAAGCAGAAGCTCTCATCACTTATTGCAAGGTTTGTGACGGCGCTCACGATGGTGGCGAATTTGGCGAACTTTGCCCAGCGAATGGTCGCCATTGGTTTGAGCCTTCAGACCCACGAGACCTTTACGATGCGGAGGATAGGTTCTGATGCGAGCAACACACAACACCCCAATCCCACCCGAAGAGCCCGAGTTTCCGATTCCAGACGATTGCGCTTGCGAGGACGGCGTGAACTGGTGCACCGCTTGCCAGCGAGTGCTAGCGGAGCTGCTGGCACGGCAAGACGAGGAGGAGCGCTCATTTCGCGAACACGACCACGAGGCTTAGCCACGGCAGGTAAATAAGTCCCCCGCTTATCTACCTGTCTGTCTGTGGCGCGCGCCCGGGGCGGAGCCCCGTTGGCTAGCGCATCCCGCGCGGGGCTCTCCCCCTGGGCCAAGGCTGGCTCGTGCGTGGGGAAGCAAGTAGATAAGTCTGTCCCATTGCTGGTAATGTGTTGGCATGACCAAGACCACCGAGTACGACAAGAAGTTCCAAGACAAGTACGGCAATGATGTTCCCAAGGGTGATGGCGATTGCTTTGACAAGGCCGTGGAAGTAGCGGAGCGATTTGAGAAGGACTACCCCGATGTTCTCATTGTTCACGGAGAACCGATTGGCACGGGTGGTGAAGCATTGGGGGTTCGCTTTCCTCACGCTTGGGTTGAGTTGGACCTAAATGGCTTTGCGCTCGTGATTGACGAGTCCAATGGAAACGATGTGACGATTTCCAGGGATTTCTACTACGCTTTCGGCAACATCGTGGAAGCCGATGTGGTGAGGTACACGCTGACCGAGGCACGGATACAGATGCTGAAGCACAAGCACTACGGCCCTTGGCACTGGTAGATAAGTCTGAACCTGTAGTGGTACAGTGATGACAGGCCAAGAGAAAGGGAAATAAAATGGCTACACCGAATGAACCCACTGGGAATTGGAGGGACTACCTCTCTGATGACGAGCCCCTCACGGAGGAGAGCCTGTGGCAGGCAATCGCTGATGCGAACGGGGTGGACTACTCCGAAATCGCTGACGGCGATTTGGTTGAGTGGCTCTAAAGAGGTAGATAACAATGACCGTGCGGAGGGGGACCCCCACCCCCTCTAATCGGCCCCCGGAGCCCCGCCATGATTCGTTTTCGGGGTGGGCATGTAGATAAGTTGACGAAATCCACAGCCGGTCTGTATCCTGAGCCATCCGGGGTGTAACCCGATACCAGAGGAGAAAACCATGGCTACCAAGCCTGCGAAAAAGACCGCCAAGAAGGCGGCACCAAAGAAGACGGTGGCCAAGAAGCCTGCCGCGAAGAAGCCCGTGGCAAAGAAGTCGCCGGCCAAGAAGAAGCCTGCAGCCAAGAAGGCAAGCGCGAAGAAGGCGCCTGCCAAAAAGGTTGCTGCAAAGAAGTCGCCGGCCAAGAAGGCTGTCGCAAAGAAGGCTCCGGCTAAGAAGGCTGCAAAGACTGTTGCCAAGAAGGCTCAGCCGAAGAAGAAGCCGATTGCAAAGAAGCTTGCGAAGGTCATTCCGATTACGCGTCGTAGCAAGTCGACAACGCGCAAGGATGTGAAATACGTATCCGTTCTCTCTACACCAGTGAGTGACGCGACTCCGGAAAGCAATTCCTAATGTCAGAAGTTGACCAAGAGTCGATTTCGTTTGACGATTGGATTGCTATAGGAATTACCCGTGGATGGTGTGGACCGCCAGTGTGCTACACGCACGACGGTCTCCCTACTGCACTTGAGGAAGACGAAGAGTTTGACGAGGGCCACGACCCCTGTATTCACATCGTTCGAATGTACGAAAGCGAGCAGCATAAAGATGCTGTCGAGCACGCGCATTCACCTTCGCAATGGCGAAACCACTATACGGAGAACAAGTAGATAAGTCGGTCCGAAAATTACGGACAACAAGGACGGCGACCTGCCTTGGGGGGGCGGGTCGCTTTCTTTGCGTCTGACACAAGAACGGAACGTTTCTTAGGTGGGACAGCAGCAGATTCGGGATTTGGTGCTGGGTCTTGGTCGCGCTTTGCCATAGCAATAGTTTCCCATAGGTGACTTTTCTACAGGGGAACTCAGGGCGTGTCGATTTTTCGTTTTTTTGTTGTCGACTTGTAGCTCAGATTTTAAAACAAGCTCGGCTGCATTGCTTCTTCAAGTCTGCGCTCGTCACAGAACTCGTGCTTGTAGTTATGAAGTTCTTCCTGGACACGGCTAATTGTGGTGCCTTTTGACTTTAGCCACACAACAGCAAGACGAACGGTTGTTCCGTCCTGGGGGCGGATTGGCAAATCGCAGACAATGCAGCGATACATTGCTGGTATTCCTCCGCTCATTAGCGAATCCTGTCTATGGCCCAAAGAAGGCCCATCACGACAAAGAAAACTATCCCAAGGATAATCATTGAATCTCTATTCTCTCGGTTCATGCGCTACAGGATACATGCCGCATCGCCGGCTTGGCAAATAATGGTAAATGCTGGTATGTTGACTACAAGGGCTGGTGGGGTGCGTTCCACTCCTTTCTCGGTACACCTCGGAACGCATCTCGCCGGCCTTACCTATCTACCTATTTATTGCTAGGCTTTTGCCCATGAGGATGTACCTAGAGAATGGCGAAGTAGTACTGGACTTTCCGTACGACGCTGGCCAGGTGAATGAAATCAAGAAAATCACTGGAGCCAAATGGGACAAGCTTGGCAAAGTGTGGCGCCTCCCAATCACCTCAATGAACGAGGGCAGAGATTTCGCAATGAAGCACGACTTTGAAGTTGCGCTGGATGCAATGAAGTTCTTGGTAGATAAGCCCAAGACAGCCTCAGCAAGGGTATTCTTGCTGGATGGTTCAATAATAATGAGGTTCCCCTACGAGAGGGTCATCATTAAAGCGGTTAAGCAAATACCCGCAGTCTCGTGGGACAGCAAGAAGTCTGCATGGCAGGCGCCCCTCTCATCCGTCAAGGAAGTCATCAACTGGGCAGAAACATTCTCCGTCTATGTCGAGCCCGAAGTAATCGCGATAGCAGATGACGTAACGGAAAAAATGAACGAGTTTATTGAGGCTTCTCGTTCCACGGACGCTGGGGTGCAGGTAGATAAGTTGCAGGGTGACCTACTTCCCTATCAGCGAGCAGGTGTTGCCTATGCATCAAAAGCACTACGTACATTCATTGCAGATGAGATGGGTCTAGGAAAGACCATTCAGGCACTGGCGACCGTTGAGTATGTCTACGACTCGTATCCAGCCGTTGTTGTGTGTCCTCCAAGCCTTGTACTTAACTGGGCGTCTGAATACCGTAAGTGGTTGCCACATCGGAGAGTCGCCACGGTGACCAATAGAAAAGAGTTCCCTGACGCTGGCTCCTATGACGTTGTAGTGGTTGGTTATTCCAATCTCGCAACATGGGAGAAGAGTTTGTCTGGTCACCGCTCGTACATCTTCGATGAGAGTCACTACTGCAAAACGCCAACAGCACAGCGCACTAAAGCAGCAGTCAAGATAGCCCGTAGCGCCCCCAAAGAGGGCATTGTTCTGTGTCTCACTGGAACGCCAGTAACAAACAGGCCGAATGAATACGCCTCTCAGCTCGAGATTCTTGGAAGACTCAAAGACTTTGGTGGTCTGTGGGGCTTCTACCGACGCTACTGCGCTGCCTATCAGGACAAGTTCGGTCAGTGGAACATCAGTGGACACTCGCACCTAGATGAACTCAATGAGCGCCTGCGAGGCACGTGTTACATCAGGCGTACGAAAGACCAAGTTCTCTCCGAATTACCACCCGTGATTCACAGCAAGATTCTCATTGAGGGCGAGAGCGCGGCGATGAAGGAATACAAGAAGGCAGAGAATGACATTCTTGTTTACATCGCAGACAGAGCACGGCAAATGGCAATCGAGCAAGGCAAGCCATCGTACGGTGCCGCCATTGCCGCAATGATTAGAGCAGAGGCAAACGAGCATTTGGTTCGTTTGTCCGTTCTTCGCCGGCTTTCAGCAAAGGCAAAGATGGAAGCCGCAATGGAATGGATTCAGGCTCGGGTGGAAAATGGTAAAAAAGTCGTAGTTGCCGCTCACCACAGAGACATCGTGGATGAGATTTCTAGAAAGTATGGCAACCTTCGTATTCAGGGCGGAATGGCAGTAGAGGAAGTAGAGGACAATAAGCACAAGTTCCAGACACTCTCGGTAGATAAGGCGCCAGTCATCGTTCTTTCGATACAAGCAGCCAAGACTGGTCACACTCTCACCGCATCGGAAGAATGCTTGTTCATTGAGTTGCCATGGACACCCGCAGACGTAGACCAGACATACAGCCGTCTTCACCGTATTGGGCAAAAGGGGAGCGTTACGTCCACCTACATGCTCACTGCTGGCACGATAGACGAGGACATCTATTCACTAATTGAGAACAAGCGTTCAGTAGTGAATGCAGCAGTAGAGGGCGGAGAAATGGTTGCGGACGATGGAGCGGTTCAGCTCATTCTGAGCATGATTGACAAGATTAGTTAGCGTCTTCTTCTTCTGGCGAGACGCCACGGAAGATTTCTTCGGCAATCAACTTCGAGTACTTTCTGCGAAGGCGCCAAATCTTCTTGTTCAACTCAATCATTTCACGGCTCATTCGTGCTTTTATTATCGCATCATTGTCATAGACACCGTACGTCTTGAACAGAGCATCATGAATGTCAGCATCTTCAATGATGATGTCTGAAATCCAGCCAGCCTTCTTGTCAATAGCAATCATGAGGTCGCACATACCCTCAACGCCGAACTCATCCCAAATACGATTGGCGATGATGTTGCAAAAATGCGAACGATACATCTGTCGCGCTTTCTGTGATTGAGACATGAAGTCGGATAGCCAGACGGCAAGTTCTGCCGGTGTAGGCATGTCGCCATCGCCGTCAGAGAGGAACTCGTAAAAGTTCTCGTCGTCTTCGCTCATTAGGCCTCGCTATGTCCGTAGATAAGTCAATGATACAGGGAATTGTTATCAACGACTTGACAAGAGGAAATCCTGAGCTTTTATCTTTGAACGAGTCACCCAAGAATTGTTATCCATTGACGCAAGCGCACGCTCTGTCACTGTTGCATCACGATAGTGGTCAAGGTATTCACCAATAGCATTCACTAGTGACCACCCGTTGTACCCATAGCCCTTTGCGTTGTTGTCGTTGTCATACACCGCACGAACAAGTGAAAGCACATTGTCTCTGTTGCGCTTCTGACGCTCTGTTGCACTTGTTTCCAGTGGAAATACTGCATTCAGTGTTTCGTTCAGTACTTTTGAGCCAGGCGCAACGGGGATTGACAGAAGTTTCTCAGCAGTTGCTGTAAACGCTTTTGCCCATTCATTGGAGATTTCGAGCACACTGTTTGCTTCTTCAATCGCACGCTCGGCGTTGCGTGTATGACGAGCAGTGAACACTCTCCGTGCACTGCTAAGACCTGCAACAACAGTGTTCTTGCATACGGCGCGAATACTTGTGTTTGCGAACGTAATCGCCGTCTTTCCGTCGTGCCCATTGCGAACTAGTAGATAACGCTCAATCTGGTCATTCACGCCCATTGGGTCAATGACAAGCGCACCTAGGTCAAGAGATGAGAAGAACTCTCTGCCACCATTGAGAACACCGCAAGTATCTACTACTGCATCACCCGTAGATGCTCCTGCGATAGCGAGCGCATAGTCAAGACATTCACGATTTTGCTGCACCACGTAGCGTGTGCCAACCGTTGCAAGACCATTGAACGTGCCGTCACCATTGACACGCACTGTGGCTCTACTGTCTGGTACTAGAACGAGCGAGCCATCAGAGTTTCTGATTACTTCGCCATTATCGTCACACACTGCTACCCGTGTGGTCACGACATCAAAGTTGGCCTGGGCGGCGGCGAGCATTGCCTCTGCCGTCTGCAAGCCCTTCATTGGTGTTCCAAGGCGATGCCAAGGGATTTCCCTGTCGGCGTAAGCCATTCTGGCTGTGCCGTCTTCGTTGATTTCTATGTCGTGTGACATTTCGTCTCCGTTCGCTATTTGCTTGTAGATAAATCTATCTGAAAGTACCCCCTTTCAGGCAGATGATTTCAGGCGGGGCTCCCCCTTGGGGGTGGGTTGGGCGCACGGGGAACGGGTAGATAAGTCTGAACCGTATGTGGTACAGTGTTGATAGGAGGCACCAACGCCCCCGAACCGACCGAAAGGGGTCACCATGTCCAGACCAATCATCCCAGTGAAAGCAGAGGCGATGCCATCGCTTCTCAGCGCATACCTCGCACGAGAAATCGACATGTTCGATGGTCACATCATCCGTGAGTTCCACCAGTTCGCCCTGCAAGCACAGGACGCGTTTGAGAAGGTCACCCAGACACCAGCGATGGCCGACTTCTACGCATCTTGTCTGCAACAGACAATCGCTCAACTGCTTGCCACGACCTGCAAGACCGCAGGACTTCGGAACGCTCAGCGAGCCGTTGATGGCGCAATCACACAGCACACAGACAGCGTGTAGATAAGTCTCGCCAAGCGAGGGTTCCCTGATTGAGGGGGTGAGCCAATCGGTTCGCCCCCTTTATCTATGGGTAGATAAGTCCAGCAGGAGCCCCGCTGACCAGGGTGAGCTGGGGTGGACAGGTAGATAAGTCGAAGAGTTGATTTTTCTCTTTGCATTGTTTATTATGGTGACATGACTGGTACTGAAAGCCCAAAGGGGTTCACCTCGCCGTTAGAGGCACATGAAATGCAGACTGAATACCTGGTGTGGCGCAAAGGCCACCCGAGCGCAGACCGACTATTGCACGCATCTCAGTGGACTGCTCAGCAGAATGGATTGTTTGAGTCGGTAGTTACATTGGAGAACAGAGAAAAGCAGTTCGCAGACTCGCGCGTTGCTCATAACGTGTGGCGTTTGACGGATGATGAAATCATTTCCCGTGCAGACACCGTGTACCTATCGGAAGAACTGCACGAATTGGTGCACACAGCATCGGAGTCAATGCCTGATGAAGTTCTTTTTCGCACTGATGTCTACACGCCGTGTGCAATGGTTTTCCTTGAACGCCCAATCCAGGTGAGGGTTCACGCTGGATGCTTATCGGATGACATTGACGAAATAGTAGATAAGGTTCGTCAATACGGTGGAACCGTTGAGGGAACCCGTAAGTACACGCAGACAGAGGACGGATACCTTGATGGCGTAGACGTTTACGAAATCGTTGCATTTTCGTGGGGCGATTGCGAGTCAATCTATCCTCACGTGCTTGAATCGGTAGCGAAGCAGTATGGCACTGCTAGTCCTGAATACAAATTCCAACTTGAGTTGGAACACTACGAGAAGGAGGAATTGAATCACGCACGTTTTGTTGAAGAGGACGGAACAGAGCACCCGATGAACGCAATCATCGTTGGTGTGTTTGGGCGTATTGTCAGCTCAGAGATTGACGGTTTGACACTTGCCGTAAGAAACCCACTCATCTCGTTGAAAATGAATCTGATTGACAGTTACTACTTTATGTATGGAGAAGATGGTTTTCAACTTGAAAATGACTCGTTTGAAGAAGCAATGAATCAGTCAAGTTTTGACCGTTATCGCAGGTCTCGTAGATTCATCGTTGCACTGTTGCGTTTGATGAATGAGTACGTAGATGTTGAAACAACCCGTGTGCCTCGCCCGTTCTCTCGCAGGGGCGCAAGGGCTGGACGCGTGAACACTGACAGTATCACCACGCTAGAACTACGCAGGGCGCTCTACGGTGATAGTGATTCAGCAACAGGGCGCAAGGTATCGCTCGCACACCTTGTGCGTGGACACTGGCGTAATCAGTGGTATCCATCGCAACAGATGCACCGTGCTCGCTGGATAAATGCGCACCGCAGAGGTGGAAGCGCAACAGATGAAGTGGTAGATAAGCCTCGCATCGTGACAGTGACGAGGTAGCACTACTCACTCAGGAGCCCCGGCTGCTAGCGCCCTCGCGCGTTCGCGCTTCGGTTGCTCTCGGGCAGAGAATGCAAGTAGGTAGATAAGACCTAGCCCCCACCCCACTTATCTACTAAGCAGGGCAGGGGCAGGACTAGCAAGCGGAGATAGGGAACGCTTGCTAGTAGGGCTCGGGCGCGTGTACGGTCATGCCTGCGCCACACTGCGCGCACTTCATGCCTTCACCCGTGTACTCGGGATAGGACGAATCGTCAGCGCAAGAACCTTCCCACGAAATCCACTCGCCGTACCACGAGAGTCCGTGAGTCTCTTCGCCACTGTCACACGTGACGTGATAGGAATCGTTATCGCATGGAAAGTATGACGCGTCACTCATCTCAATGCGGAATGCGCGCGGACGCGTATAGCCACCGCGAACGTCACAACCCCCGTGAATCTGAATCAGCGCGTACACACGCTCACCGATTGCGAACGTGACACCCTGCAAGGTTTGCGAGAGTGAATCGTCCCCGTTGTAGGTGTTCCACGTATGCGCCGACGAATCGCGCTCATTGGCGAAATCCTGCATGAGTGAGAAGTACCCGTCATCAGCATTGTGAGAGCAGAACGAATCCCACTCAGCATTGAGTGAGTCGTCATACTTGACGCGCGCCGTGAGATAGTGAAACACGGAAAGCGTCACGCCGTAGGAACTCGCCCACGCTTGCGGTTCGCTCTCAAAATCAGCAAGCACCTTGCCTGCGTTTTTCTCGTAGTGTCTGCCGTAGTAGTCGCCACTATCAAGCATACTCCTACCCGTATTCTCGGTCAGCATTTCAGCAATGACCTCGGCGGTTTTGGTGTCGGTTGCGGTTGTCATGACTTATCTACCTTTCAGCGATTACGGAACGGATAGGACGGGTGGGCTTGGCGCTCGTGGTTGCGCTCTTCGGCAAGTGCGTTGCTCATTGCGATTGTCATCAGCGTTGCGCCGATTGACCCGAACACTGCGAACACACCGCCCACGAGCAAGTCGTACAGAGCGTGTGAGTAGTAAGACACTGCCAGCAGAGCAACCCCGAACAACGGGAACGCCCACGACAGGACAGCGAGAGTGCGCATTACTGTCACGTCTTGCGCTCGGTTTCGGTTGGTGTGGTGTGTAGTAGCCATTTTTTCCCTTTCGTTTGGCGACACACTCACCGTATCACACGTGGTACAGACTTACAAGTATTTCCCGACTTATCTACCTGCCACCCCACGCCACAGCAAGCCCCAGCCTTGCACCCTGCCGGGAGCCCCGCTGATTAGCGGTATGCTGACGAGATGCCAGTACTTTACGGACATTCCACAAGCACGGAGGACGGGAACGATATGAGTGACATCACGCAGTTCACTAAGTGGTTTCACCTCAATGGCATGGACTTCCAACTAACGAACATCGCTGGCCAATGGAAATGCACTGCGTGGAAACGTGGCGTACCGACGCTTGAAGACGGCACGCCTAGTGATTACTGGGCAAGTGGTTCGTGCACGTCAATAGTGAAAGCGATGCTCCGTTGCTACGAGTCAATCAGACACACACAACGCAAGGGAAACTAGTTATCTACCCGTAGTTAGGTAGTCGGCGGGTCATCGTGCCATTGGCCATCAGGCCAGGCAGTACGAGCGTGGACACCATAGATGTCAGTGCCGAACAGGTCTGTGCCTTGCCAAGCGTGACGGCAACACGGCACTTCGTCATCGCAAGGGTGACAGTTCGCTCCGAGTTTCTCAGCGAGTCGGGGGAAAAGCTCGAGAAACTTCACAACGCAATCGTGACAGAAAATCCATTCTCTCGTTCGTTGGTCGCCTGCGAGCACAGGCATCATATCGTCAAATCCACCGTAGTATCCGAATGTGTCAAATGGTAAGACCCAACCATTATCAGGGTAGATGAGTTGCGAGTTGCACTCAGTGCGTGTGTCGCACGCCGAACACACTGCATAGTTCTTTTCTCTCATAACTGCGAGCGTACCACACTGGGGACAAACTTAGCAACCCGTGGCACTTGCGCCTTATCTACTGAATGCACCTGAGGTCATTCGTATGAATGTTGAGTAGGCATACTGCTTGCGTTGGCTTGCGATGTACTGCGCTTCGTACCGCTTCCATCTGTTCATTAGTTCCAGTTCGGTATCCGATGTTGCGATACCTAACTGTCTCTCGGCTTCCGCCATCAGGGATACCATCTGAAATGGGACACCCGTGGAGCTCCACGGCGTTACGTCGTGCGCACGACAAGCATCAAGCACTTTGGTGGTGAACAGTGCTGCGAGGTGAATTCTCGTCATTCTTTCACGCTCATCTATCTCAAAGAATGACGGCGCACCAACACTTATGCGTTCACGCAATACCGCATAGGGCGTGACAAACAGATAGGTGTTCATTGCTCACAACAGTATCACTGCGTGAGAGACGTGTCACCTATCCCCACTTGACCTCATTGCCACTACTCTTTTGTTCAGGCAACACGCTCACTACTTCTATGAGTGCGCCTTGTGTCAAGAGGTTGTACACAGTTGCAACAGCCTCATCAACTGTTGTCGGATTGTCAAGGTCTTTGTGCTTGCGCACTGCGACTGTTAGTCGGAATGTCTCGCTCATTGGCTCAGCCTATCGCCTCATAGAACCTCGCAATAGCAACTGCTTGCTCAGGGGAGACACACTCAATGGTGTCTACCTGCGTGTGTGAGACGCCATCTGTATCAGTGCTCTTGGCGAACACTTGTACCACACTGCCAAGGGGCAGGGCGTGAATGACCCTGGGTCGTATGTGGGTCGTTGTTGTATCCATACCGCTCACAGTAGTGGGTGGGTGTGTCAATGTAAAGGGTTCGTGCGACTTATTTACCTGCTCACCCGTGGCACTTGGGCGACCAATGACTAGGGTAATGGTATGGCATTCGGTCAAGAAGATGGGTGGGAGAGGGCGATACCTGAACGCTCACTGCCTGAGGTAGATGGGCGCACTGTTGTCGTGCGTGCCTACACGGCGATAGGTATGGGACTACTAGGGCTTGCCTCACTAGGTGGGTGGTATGTCGGCTGGCTACCCGTGGCGTGTGTGTACTCTGCCTTGTTCTACTTCTCTCTGCGTACTTATGACAACGAGCACGATAGTGACTCACCTACTCACTGACGCATTGCTCACTGTATCGCTAGCCTTGCTCACTGCTTGTGCGTAACACACTCACACTGCTTGTCTCTCAACACTTCACACACACTCACTTACACTTTGTGTGTTTGCTTGTCGCTTGCTTGCGTGTGTGTTCGCATCACACTTACAACGGCGTACGTGTGTGCGTGTGTAACACACTGCGTGTGAACACTTGACGCACTATGTATGTATGCGTTTATTGTTTCGTGTCGTGACATACTTCGTGCGCACTTCGTGTTGCGTTGCGTTGGCAATGGCGTAGGCAAGTTCATAGCACTTCATAGGCACTTCATAGGCACTTCGTGAAGCGCTTCGTATGTGTTGCGCAATTGCTTGACACACTTTCGTAATCGTTGCGCATTGCGTGTGCGTTGCTACTGCGTTGCGTGTGCGTGTGTGTGTGCGTTGCGTGTGCGTGTGTGTTGCGCTCACCCCGTGACTCATTGCGTGGCAGTCCATCATTGCACGGACGCCGACCCCATGCGCTGTGAGCCCCGCCTACTTTCACTGGCACCCCCCAACCGGTGGCCAGCTACTACAGAAATTTTGGACTCCAAATTACTTCACTTAAATTTATCCAAACCTGCCCTAGGAGCCGGCGATAGGGTCGCGGCCGGCGATAGGATGGCCGTATGACATACGATGAGTTTCTTGCCCTTGTTCACGAAAAGCATGATTCGATGGCCGGCGAATGGCGATTCGGGCAGGCCTACTTCAACACCCTCCACGAGGTGGCTCCAGACATCGCAGTAGAGGTAAGAGGTCATGTGCATGACCCGTTTCACAGGGACAAGATTGACCCCATGATTGCTTCGTTCGTCATGGAACGCATGGATGGCTGACGAGCTAATTGATGTATTGATTGTTTGTTTGATTGTTCTTTTGCTGTTGCTTCTGGTGTTCGTACCCGGGGGTATGTACCTGTAATCGGTTCCCCAGAGTGGCTCTCTAGCCTTACTGGACCGTCTTAACAGCGTTCTAGCTCGTGGAAGAGACAGAAGATAATAAGCGCCGCGCGAAATTCACCATCGTTCCAGAGCGGTCGTTTAGGAACTCGAAATACTCGTTTCCTGAAGCAAGGAAGCTTGCATAGTGCCGCGCGATTTTGTCGCCGCCAGATTCTGTGCGTTCCATCCTGTAGAGGTAGGCCCTTTCACCATCAAAAACGACCAACCATTCACTGTTGTCGTTTGTCACAAAGACCATTGACTCTTTGTATTTGAAGCTCTCTCCGATGGGGTCGAATTCATAGTCGGTGGAATATGTAGTCATGGGATTTAGGGTAACGCAAATATATGAGCATGTACAGGGTTCCCGGATAAATTTATCCAAAAAAGAGGGTCGTTCCCAAAAATTTTTTTGGGTATACAGCTTTGTTCTAAAAGCGTTGCTTTTATTGGGGTTGCGGCGGCCGGCGGGGGGCGCGGGCTAGGGGGTTGTTTGCACTTTTTGGGATGTTGGGGGTAAAATAGATGTACCCCAGATATCGGGTGCTCCGGCTACTAACACGAGCGTCTTATCCACCGAGGTCAGGAAAAACCAATGCAGACTAACCGTCTCTATTCCATTGCCATATATGCCCTTATTCCGTTGCTGGTCGGCTGGTCCTTCTGGCCACAGACAGAAACGGAAGCAAAGAATGAGGGGGTGAATAGCAATACTGAGATGGTTAAAAAAGCCGAGGTTCCGAAAGAGGAGCCCGAGTCCCCGGCTCTGGAAGCAGGTCTTTACGACCGCAATCAGCTAACAAAGACGGACAGGCCAAAGCCCAGAATCGAGTTCTGGGACGAGCTGGCCCGCTGCGAGACTGGCAGCAATTGGCAGAACGGTGGACGCTTTAGTGGTGGTGTCGGAATCATGA